ATGCCAGATCAAAAAGAAAGTGAGAACACCAAACTCACTTGTGAAGAACAAAAGGATAATGAACTGGTTTCTCGAGTAATCGAAAATCCAGAGGTCTTAAACAGGGTTTTGGATAGTCCGCAGGTGCGGGCTATTGTTTGCCAGCATTTTCAGGGGCCTGTTCCGCCACCTTCAATGCTTAAAAAGTATGATCAACTGGTGCCTGGGCTTGCAAATCGACTTGTTGAGTTGACCGAAAAAGAGCAGGCTCATCGCCATAAAACAGTGGCTGATAGCATTGATATTGCCAGAGATGGTCAAACAAAGGCTTTTTGGTTGGCAATATTGATCATCTTAGCTGCCACTGTCTTTGGCGTCATGGGGGAGACAGTTCTTGCCGGAACTCTCGTTTCAATAGATCTTGTTGCATTGGTTACGGCATTTATTGTTGGAAAACATTATTCTAAGCAGGAACCTGATCAAGATTAGTCTCCGAACCCCGGTTGATGCCGGGGTTTTTACACTAGCAAAGCAATATCAACATTTTTCAGCTGTATTTATTTCGTCAAACAACCAATTTAACCCATTCCTGACCACGAGTATCGTTATAACGATCGGTGGTTGCCTGGACTTTATGTCCCAGTAATGTTTTTGTATCAATACCCTGCGCACGGTACAGTCGTTCTGACAGGGAGCGTTGTTCATGAAATGTTGGCGGAGTTTTTCCTGCTGGTGGAATTATCCTAGCCAGATCCCGTGCTTTGGCGAAGTAGTCGCTCAGGTTGTCTTTACTCATCGGCTTTGGTTGTTTCTGGTGCCGACTATGGATTAGATATGGACTTAATATTTTGTCTCGGCACCCATCAATAACTTCTTTTAACGTTATCCCAATAGCATCACAGCGTAGTGTAAGCGGTAACGCCAGACGCATTCCGGTTTTTCCCTGGGTGATATGCAAGTGTTCGTTCCACACATCTGAAAAACGCATGTGGCAAATGTCATCACGGCGCTGACCAGTAACAATCGCAAGGAGCATTGCGTTACGGATAAAGTGTTCTTCAGGCGTTGCGTTGTAAATTTTTTGCCAGTCTTCCAGGGTGAGTCTGGCTCTGGTTACTTTAGGGATCGGTTTACGGGTGGCCTCCGGAGGATTCCATCCAGGAGGAACTTCCCCTGCATGCTGTGCTTCTTTATAAATATCAACCCATAATCCACGATTTACTCTCGCTGTGCTGACCATGTCTTTATCCAGCCACTCATCCAGTATTAATGCAAAGTCTCTTACTTCCAGTTCTTTCAATGGATGGTTTCCCAGACGGGAAACCAGGTGTGCAGCCATTCGGGCTTTTTCTTTGTGAGTTGTAGCTGCAATATCTCCATTTTTCAGTCGCGCGTCCTGTATTTTCAGATATCGATCAACCCATGCCTTTAATCTGATACCCCGACGTTTTGTTGCTGACGGACTTTCATCAATTTTGCGCATGAAATATTCAGCTTCTGCTGCAGCTATTCGCTGATTGGCTGTGGAAGCGATTTTTTCTGCTGTGCCTTTGTCTGTTCCGAGACCGTGAAATTTTCCAGTCACAGGGTTTTTATACTGGTAGTAAACCCTGCCAGTTCTGCGATCAAACTTTTCGTAAAGACCGGTTACGTCAGTGCTGTTTTTTCGTGGCCTCGGTGACATGAGTTAAAATCTCCTTCAGTGCATCATCATCGCCAGTATGAATTTCCGGCGCAATTCCCGTTTCACCAGGTCCAACAAATACTGCCCGGCGATCTATCAGCCAACGCCCACGAATTTTTTGTGGTCTTGGAACGATGTATCCTAGTTTTCCGTATTTCACCAGGGTAGTGTTTGTTATTGGGAGACTGAACCGTTTTGGTTTCCACTCGTCGAGCGTTATCAGGTACTGTTCGCTCATGGCTATCACTCCGGAACGCGCCAGTTGCAGAATACCAACGACAACTGGCGACGGTTGAACATTAAAAATCAGCCTGACTCGGGATCAGTTTTTGCCAGATAGCTGAAACGTATTTTGCCTGGTGACGAGCGTCATCAAGTGCATTATGGCGCTCACCTTCGAATGGAATAGCCGTTCTGGCATCGAAGCCTATGGCTTTCCCCAGCTCAACGATTGTGCGTACATCGCGATCGTTGTAGTAACGCCACGGGCAGGGGATCCCCTGCCGTTCGTATGAACGGCGCAAAATCGTGTTGTCGAAGTTGGCTCCATTTCCCCAGATCTGAACAAAAAATTCACCGGAGTTTTCGGCGATAAATTCCCGCAATTGCAGTAGTGCATCATCTAACGGGATTTCATCGGTCAGAATGGCAGATTGCGCCTCGCGTGATTGCTTAAGCCACCATTTAATGGTGTCACGATCAATGACTCCGCCAGCTGTTTCCAGATCGATGGTCTTGCTAAATTCCGGCCCCATCTCTCCGGTTACTGGATCAAAAAACTTACCGCCAATAGAGTTGATTGGCGCATCAGGATTTTTTCCCATCGTTTCAAGGTCGATCATCAGATGGTGCCACACTCTGCTGGTGGATGTGATTTCGTGATGACCGTTCACATTAATTAAGGGAGCTGTCGCCTCGCCAGTTTCATTATCGCTGGCGTGGTCCTGATACCTGTCAGCATTCTCCTTGTGTGGATGTTCAGCGCCTTCCATTTCCTCCGGATCATTTTCCTGAACTTCAACCTGATTCTCTTCATTGAATGTTTCCTGGTATGTTGCGTCGCCCATCACCGCGCCACAATCAGGGCAGTTGCCGCCATCGCTCTGACCGCAGGCGGTGCAGATCTTTTCCGGTTCCTGTTGCGCTACTGGTTCACAGAATCGCGGGTTTCAATCCCCTTCACCCATTTCGGATCATTCGGATCGCTAATCCCTGCAACAAATTCACCACGTGATACTGCAAGCAGTTCATCGGCGTCAGGCTGGCTGATATTGGCTGCCTGCATAATGTTGTTTACTTCGTCAGCGGTAACTTTTACCGGCCCTGGTTGTGCGGTCGTGTCAGATGCACCAGTATTTTGTTGTGAACCTGAGTATGTACCGTTTTTGCGGACGAAATATTCTTCTTTCGTGATTTCAGTAGCCCCGGCAGCCAGTGCCTTATCCAGACCAGAAAGTTTGTTTGCGCGACCGTATTTTTCGCCATCCTTGTCGGTGAAGAGGAAGTAGAACGGCCCCTCACGCTCTACAGATGGTTCGACTTCCACTTTGCATTCGGTTTTTTCGTTGTCCGGAATTGCCGTTTCCACTGCATCAGTTTCTGGTACTGGCGACGAGAGAGTATCAGTTGCGATCTGATTTGTTCCTTCATCTTCAAACACGCCCTTTGTAGTCAGGTATTCAGTAATGTATTTGTTCAGTGCCACAGGGTCTTTGTGAATGTCGATCGGACGCTCACGGACAAGGCCAAAAATAGTCTGGCGGTCGTAGCGAAGGGCATCAGGCTGTTTGCGCATTGATGCCGAGATACGCTTCCAGTCTTCGCGGTCGTTGTTGATAACTTCATTTTTTGCCCAGCGATGGATGCTGCCGTCAATGTTTCCGGCATCAATGTCACCAGGCCACAGAGCGTAGGCCAGTTCATCATCCAGTGTTTTCCATGTCTGCTTGTATTCGCGATGAGTGGCAGCAATGGCCGGGTTGATTTTTCCTGTTGAATTTTCAGTGTTCTGTTGATTGGCTCTGGCGCGGGCGAGATCAACAACAGACGTGTATTTTCCGGTTTCCTTGCGTTCACCTTCGCGACGTTTTTTCCAGATGCGCATCTCTGCCTGAATTTCGGGCCATTTGGCACCAGGCTTACATTTATGCTTAACCCACCCGATGGTATGCAGCTTAAGCTCCGGATACATGGCGTTAACTTCTGGCATTTTCATCAACGCTTCAACGATATGTCCGTCGAATGTTGCCATGTCTTCCTGCAACAATTCCTGCGCGCTAATCACCATATCAACGGTGATATTTTCACATGTGTCGAACTTAACCATGACAGCGTTCTGTACTTCAGGGGCCAGCTTGTCAAAAGTGACGTTCATCGGATCTGATTCAGTCTCAACCGGTACAAAGGAAGCAGACTCCTCATCCCAGCGGTTTTCCTGCATATATTCAGCATCCCAGGAATCGAGGGCAGGGCGGGGTATACCGGGTTTATCCTCGCAAACAAGAAATTTATAAGCGCAGTCCTGAGCAGCCGGATAATGTTCCAGGAATTGCCAGTGAAATTTTGCGCGGGCGCGACGTTCATCACCAGCTTCAATGGCAGTGGCTACAGCGACTGCACCTTCTTCCTTTATTGCCTGTTCGTCCGGAATGGCGGCGCAAATAAAGACTTTACTCATTTTGTTTTAACCTCATTACAGATTTAAGGATGAACAAATCCCTGCCATTGCTGGCATATAAGAATGAAATCGGATGTTTATTACGGAACTGTTTTAAAGACCTGCCGGGATTTCGTTATTATCCTGGTGAATAACTTTATCGACCGGGTAACAGTTACCGGGAATTTTCTGTTCGGTTGCTGCAGTCATACATTCCTGCATTGTCCTGTGAACACTGACTGCAATATCAACTGGCTCTCCGGAAACAAGATAAACTGTCAGAACAAGCGCAAATGCTGAATTCATTGTGCACATCCTTTTGGCATCAGACGTAAACGAGCCAGCATTGAAACAATGCATATTTTATTTAATAGCTCCCGTTCTTGTTTTCTCTTGTTAATGGCATCTTCAGTAAATACTGGGTTACTGATAGTGACACCAATTTCAAAACAACCTTCAGACGTATTAACGTTTGGTAATAACGTTTCCATTATCGCGTCCTCAACAATGAATTTTGTGATGCGGTGCCTGGTGCCTCCAGGTGACGTTAACCAGTTAACAATTAACGCCGGATACAGAGAACCCACCCATAACACTGTTTTTGGTTTTAACTGTTCCGCGTGCGCTTAGCCGCATTCACCGCATCACAAAATTCACTTTAAAAAGGGCGGCAGAGCAGTCACGGAGTAAAACTGATACCGCCAAACGCCACCAGAAAATTGATAACAGAGGGCGTTGCAGCGGGGTTGTCACTTAAGCGTATGGTCAACCTGACAACCCGGTGTCCTCAACGGGGAAGGAATAACCCCGCCATACTTACCGCCGCGCCATTTCGCGGAGTGCCACAACCGGAAGCGCACGGTCGAATTAAATTTAACGACACCGTACAGAGAGACCAATTTCGCCGTGCGCTTTCGCGTTATGCTCTGGCTTTTCAGGGATATATCCTTTCAGTAAACTGTCAGTACCGGATTCTTATCCGTGTCCGGCGCACGACCACACGTGGCAGCGTGTTGGTCTCCATTTTTAACCCAGAACCTCAATGGAGGATAAAATGCCAAACAAAAAAAGAAATCCGCTTATTGAAAAACAGATTGAATGCCTGGTAAATCAACTCAGGCAATCAGGGTTATTAAAAACTCATTCAGAGTTGAGGCTAACAGAATCAGCATTCGACGATAAATTAAATAATGTCCTTTATAATGGCATTATTGATTTTAATCGTTCTGTTGGTCGCCGCGGCCCTGCTGGTGTTTCCTTATAATTACCAGTCAATCCAGAGCGGACCGTGTTCAGCGTAAATATAACTGTACACATCCAGGTTATATTTGTGGTCTGTTAAGAACAGGCCGCAAATACATGCCGAAGCTTCCAGGGCAGCGGCTCTGTTACTGAATAACCATGTAGCAACATTCCAGCGTTTTTCTGCATCCCAGTCTTTCTCAAGGCCTGATACCATGAAGAAACCGTTAGTGTTGCCATCAAATAATTCTGTTTCCAGATTTTTAAGCAATGCCTGATGGACTCTTGCCAGGTATTCCGCCGGAATTTCGCCACGAATTCTGATGAGATTGTCATAAACAAACATGTTCCCCGCATATGGCGATTTTTCTTTCTTGTTTTTTAAACCAGCATCATGAGCAAACTGATCAATTTCTTCTTCCGTTGGTTTCGTATTGATGTTTTGCGCTGTCGTTTCTGCAATTTTATTTGCCACACTATCTGAGTCGTGTTTATTTACAGACGCACAGAAATACAATCCGGTAAACGCATCGCGCACATTACGAGCTATATTATCAGTGTCTTTTTTCGTTACCGATTCCAATGCAAGTTCGTTCAGACGATGACGAAGTGTGTGTGCTGCAATCTCCTGGATTGAAGTAGGTAAATCTTTAAATTCCATCGTCAACCTCATCAGTCAGAGTTTCTTGCTAACCAGCGATGCGCGCCAGCTTCGGTTTTAAACGTTTTACTTTTGGTATACGTCATCGCGGTGAACGTGCCGTCCTGGTTGGGAAACACGCCGCACACCAGAGATTCGTTGTTGCCAAGATCGATAGTATCCATGTTGACCTCATTTCCCCTTAACGCCGGGGTGGCGGAACAAAAACCTGCTGCATAGTTATTAAAGTTGAACCCTGCCGTCATGTTCTTACGCCTCGGGCTGGCTACTTAACCCCTGACCACTGCCTGGTAACTCGAAGTATTGCCCTGCGTTCTGTGGGGCGGGGTGGGTTGGTATTTTTAGTTTAATAAACATTAAACTTAAGTCAAGTAAAAACTAAACCTCGGGACATAACAAACGCAACGCTTTTGATAAAGTCGTTGCGGTTGTTATGTTTCTATTGGTAGTGAAAGTTAGGGAAACTGGCGTCTTGCGTGGATCACGTTTACTACTTCAACGCTTGATGTTGTTACGCGGTATAGAATTATATAGTTAGGGTGGGCTACAATCTCACGCAAGCCAGGTACTCTGTCGCTTGGTGGGTATAAATACGGATGTTCGGATAACGGCAGCACACAACCCCTTAATCGCTGCCATAAGCGTTCAGCCGCATCTATGTCGAAACGAGCAATATAACTAGTTATATCATCTAGGTCGGTATCTGCGCTTTCAAGCCATAACACGGGTAACATTTTACTGCTTGCTCCGTTCCTTGCGCATCTTAGCAAAGCGTTCTGCCATTCTGCGCTCAATTTCGTCATGGGGAATTGCTGGGCGCGGATCTGCAAGGCTCGCTGCTACTTTCGCACGCAGCCATTCGTTGTAACTGTTTTCTTGTTCAATGGTTTCAAATTCAGAAACCATTGGTGAAAGGGCTCTATTCATGTTTCCTCCGGTTTTATAACTCAGGCGCGGCGGCATTTTTGCGCCGCAATCCATCTCGCTATGAGATCTTCCATTGATTCTTTTTTCTGCTTTAACTCGCTGATTATCTGGCGTTGCTCATCCTCAGGGAAGGCTGAAAAAATCTGCAATAACTCCAGTTGATTAGACGTTAACCCTGCATGTGGTGGAGAAACCCCCGGTTGCTCTGAGTATTCCGCATCCAGATACCCTTCCGGCATCCCGTATGTTTGCTCTATTCTTCTGGCAGCCTTTTCTCCAAACGAGGCTCTCCCACTCATTAGTTGAGATAGGTAGCTCTTCTCTTTGGGTGGCAGAGTTTTATCTTTAAACCACTCCTTGAGACGTAAACGGCGAATTTCTTTTTTTTGCATGCGGTAATTATCTTTAGTAATCACTAAACAAGCAAATACTTGACTTAATGGTTTATTAAACACTAAACTCACAAAAAAAACACTAAACCGAGGAAGGTATGACATTAAAAGAGTTTATTAAATCATTAAGGGTTGGTGATGCTAAGAAATTCGCGGCCAGACTTGGTGTATCGCCATCTTACTTATCGCAAATGGCGTCTGGACGAACAGCTATATCTCCAACCCGCGCCCTTATGATCGAATCTGCGACGGAAGGCCAAGTAAGTAGGGCGGAGCTACGACCCCATGATTGGGAGCTTATTTGGCCTGAGTATGCGAGCGGCATTCGTTTGGGGCAAACACATGTAGTTCATGCTGAAGGTGATTGTAGTGCATGCTTATCTGATGGAGTTGATTCATGAAAATCAAGCATGAACACATCCGCATGGCGATGAATGCCTGGGCGCATCCGGACGGTGAAAAAGTTCCGGCAGCTGAAATAACCCGGGCTTATTTTGAGCTGGGTATGACGTTCCCGGAACTGTATGACGACAGCCATCCGGAAGCCCTGGCTCGCAATACTCAGAAAATTTTCCGCTGGGTGGAGAAAGATACTCCTGATGCGGTTAAAAAAATTCAGGCGTTGTTACCGGCTATCGAAAAAGCAATGCCACCTTTGCTGGTGGCCAGAATGCGCAGCCACAGTTCAGCTTATTTTCGGGAGCTGGTGGAGATGCGGGAACGACTGGTGAGAGACGCTGATGATTTTGTCGCAGTGGCGATCGCTGGTTTCAATCAGATGAATCGTGGTGGCCCGGCAGGAAATGCCTTGGTGATGCACTAAAAGCACGGTGTTCGGAGTTTTTTATGAGCAGCAAGCTTCATGGTCTTGTCTGGGAAGGGTGTGCCTTCACCGGCATGATCTTATCCAGGGTGGCAGTTATGGCTCGCCTTGCAGATTACAGCAATGACGAAGGTGTGTCATGGCCTGCAGTGGAGACCATTCGTCGTCAGATTGGGGCAAAGAGTGAATCAACGGTTAAAGCTGCGATAGCAGAACTGGAAAAGAACGGCTGGCTGACGAAGGAGGAACGTAAGGTCGGTGGGCGTAATGAAAGCAATATCTACCGTCTTAATGTGGAAAAACTCGAAGCAGCAGCAGCGGCAGCGCGTGAGGCATATAAACCGAAAAGAAAAATTAGCCAGGCAAAAAATGACCCGTCAAATATTGACCCCTCAACGGTTGACCCGTCAAATTTTGATGGATCAACCGTTGATAAAAAACAGCCGGTTAGGGGGGCGATGGTTGGCCCTGATCCGTCAGTATTAAAACCTGATCCGTCAGATAAAAGATCTTTTCGTCCGGAAGCTTCGCAACCGGACATGCAGACGGCTGAACAGGATTTTTTAACCCGACACCCTGACGCGGTTGTGTTCAGTGCGAAAAAACGCCAGTGGGGTAGCCAGGAAGATTTAGCGTGTGCGCAGTGGATCTGGGGGCGAATCGTGAGTCTTTACGAGCAGGCCGCCAGCGATGATGGCGAGATTTCGCGACCGAAAGAACCCAACTGGACCGCATGGGCCAACGACGTGCGCACAATGCGGATGCTGGATGGCAGAACTCACAGACAAATTTGTGAAATGTTTGGTCGGGTGCAGCGGGATCCATTCTGGGTAAAAAATATCATGAGTCCGTCAAAGCTTCGCGAAAAATGGGATGAACTGGTTATCCGCCTGGGGCGTTCGTCTGTACAGCGTTGTGTGAATCATATTTCTGAGCCGGATACCGAAATTCCGCCGGGGTTCAGGGGGTAACGGGCCATGAAAAATATCGCGGCAGGTGGTGTTCTTGAGCGTATCCGTAAGCTGGCCCCGCAGCATGTAATCGCGCCGTACCGGACAGTGGACGAGTGGCGCGAGTGGCAACTGGCAGAAGGGCGAAAACGTAGCGAGGAGATCAACCGCCAGAATCGCCAGTTGCGGGTGGAGAAAATCCTGAATCGTTCGGGCATCCAGCCTCTGCACAGCAAATGCTCGTTTGCGAATTATCAGGTGCAGAATGACGGGCAAAAACACGCGCTGAGCCAGGCAAAATCCATCGCTGACGAACTGATGACCGGGTGCACGAATTTTGTGTTCAGCGGTAAGCCGGGTACCGGAAAGAACCACCTTGCAGCCGCCATTGGTAATCATCTTCTGGCGAAAGGTCGCAGCGTGATTGTGATAACGGTGGCTGATGTGATGCTGGCGTTACACAACAGCTACGACAACAAAAACTCAGGCGAAAAATTTTTACAGGGGTTGTGTGATGTTGACCTGCTTGTCCTGGATGAAATCGGAATGCAGCGGGATACGCGCAACGAGCAGGTCACGCTGAACCAGATAGTCGACCGCAGAACGGCTTCGATGCGCAGTGTCGGAATGCTGACAAACCTGAACCACGTAGCGATGAGTACGCTTCTTGGTGAGCGTGTAATGGACCGCATGGTCATGAACGGTGGTCGCTGGGTGAATTTTAACTGGGAGAGCTGGCGTTCGAATGTCAGGCACCTGAGGGTTGTGAAGTAATTTTGTCCGGAGGAAATTTTAATGGAAACCGTTTTTGACGCACTGAAAGCAATGGGAAAAGCCACATCCATAGAACTTGCTGCGCGACTTGATATCAGTCGTGAAGAAGTGCTGAACGAACTATGGGAACTGAAAAAGGCTGGTTTCGTTGATAAAAGCGCGTACACCTGGCGTGTGGCTGATAACAACGTTCAGCAGGAACAGCCAGCGCAGGCAGAACTGCCGGAAGAAACCTCCACGGCGACAGTAGCGAAAATCTCAGAGTGCGATTTAACCGCGACGATTGAACAACACGGACCACAAACGGCTGATGAGCTGGCTACATTGTTTGGTACCACATCACGCAAAGTGGCTTCAACGCTGGCAATGGCAATCAGCAAAGGACGCCTGATTCGTGCAAATCAGGACGGTAAATTTCGTTACTGCATGCCGGGCGATAATTTACCAGCAGAGCCGAAAGCAGCATCGGTAGCGGAAACTGATGGTAAAGCCTTTCCTCAGCCTGCATGTGTTGCGTTACCAGTACAGGAGGCTGCAACACAGGAAGATATTAAAACAGAAACTGTGGCGGACATTGTGCAGTCGCTGCCATCGTTTACTGAAACGCGAGCGGATGACCTGGTTTTACCATCGCTGCATATGGCAAACCGCGAACTGCGTCGGGCGAAAAGTCATGCCCAGAAGTGGGAACGAGTCTGCGCCGCGCTGCGGGAGCTGAACAAGCACCGGGATATTGTTCGACATATTTTCGATTCCTCCAGTCATATTGTGTCGGAAAAGTGATTGCCGGAGGCGCTTATGGCAAAAGTATTTACACAAGAAGAGCGAGAAAAAATTAAAGGGCAGGTTGTTGAGCTGGTACGCCGGAGTGGGCGCGAGACGTTACGACAACTGGAAGCCAAGACAGGTGCGACAAGATATCTGGTGAGCGTTCTTGCCAGAGAGCTGGTTGCCAGTGGCGATGTATACAACTCTGGCTATGGGTTATTTCCCTCTGAACAGGCTCGTAAGGACTGGCAAAATGCCCGTAAAAAACTATCAAGGGCAAAGGTGAAGAAACCGGTTGTGGTTGATCCTGACCTTATCTGGTCATTACCCGACGGAGAAATACGTCGTTACGACAGGCGTCTGAACATAATCTGTCGCGAGTGCCGGAAGAGTGAGGTTATGCAGCGAGTGCTGGCGTTTTATCAGGGTAATTTTCAGGAGGTGATGGCGTGAGGGTGAGGGTTTATATCGCTGGTCCGATGACCGGGTATAAAAATTTCAACCGTGAGGCGTTCCACAAGGCGGAAGAGGAACTGAAACGGGAAGGGCATACAGTCTTGAACCCGGCAGTACTTCCGGACGGGCTGACACAGCCACACTACATGGATATCTGCATGGCGATGATTCGTTGCGTGGATGCGATTTACATGCTGCAAGGCTGGCAGCGGTCAGCAGGCGCTAAAGCGGAACTGGCTCTGGCGGAGAAGCTAGGGCATGTGGTTGTTTTTCAGAGGGGGGCGATATGCCGATTCTCTGGTTTCAGGAGGTGTGGGAAAAAGAAATGTGGGAAGGTCTTGTGATTGTGGCCGAAACAGTTCTTTTATTATGGTCTGTGATTGCGTGTATTTTTATGATTTATTGTGAATGATGTGAATCTCGCGGTGGCCACTGAATTGCAACCATTACCCCCTGTGATGTAATTGTGGGGTAATGGTTGCGCAGGCATAGCGACAGGACTGGATGAGAAAAATATGACGAAATTTACCAGAGAGCAATTGATTGCTCATGCTAATGAAAGTGTGAAATCCATGGAATTTGCTGCGCGACAGACCGTGTTTAAGACTTCAAGAGTTGCCATTGAAATGGATCTTGCGCTTGCCCGTATTGCGCTTGCCTCACTTGAAGCAATGCCAGTTGCATGGTCCTGTGCTCACAATATGGTTTTGTTCAATGCTGAATCTGTTGCGGCATACGCAAAACACTCAGCCATTGCGCCAAAACCCCTGTACGCTGCGCAACCGGCATCACTTTCACATGAGGAAGAGTTGACAATGCTGGTTAAACAATTGGTAAGTCAGTTGAAAAAAGCGAAACCAGATTGCAAATTACCGGATATGGCGATGGGGTATCTGGAGCGGAATGGGCTGATAAGCGCGGAGGATGTTTTACGATGACCTGGCCGGAGGCATTCACAACGACAGGAATTGCAATGGCGGTAGCACTTGTTGTGTATTCGATTTGCCGCTGGGGATAAAAACGGTTTGCAGTGAAAGGGGAGTTAAGTAGAATTGCTGCGGGTGCTTGAGGCTATCTGTCTCAGGCATGAACACCAAAGGCAGATAGAGAAAAGCCCCAGTTAACATTACGCGTCCTGCAAGACGCTTAACATTAATCTGAGGCCCAATCTATGTCTCACAAATGTAGGTTAGCCTCTTACGTGCCGAAAGGCAAGGAGAAGCAGGCTATGAAGCAGCAAAAGGCGATGTTAATCGCCCTTATCGTCATCTGTTTAACCGTCATAGTGACGGCACTGGTAACGAGGAAAGACCTCTGCGAGGTACGAATCCGAACCGGCCAGACGGAGGTCGCTGTCTTCACAGCTTACGAACCTGAGGAGTAAGAGACCAGGCGAGGGAGAAATCCCTCGCCACCTCTGATGTGGCAGGCATCCTCAACGCACCCGCACGTAACCCGCTTCGGCGGGTTTTGTTTTTTCCTGGCATTCTGGTTTACAATTCGCACGCCAGCCTGAACAACTGGCACCTGCTGCGCCAGCAGAGACAACCGATGGCGCACGATACCAAATTACACAATTCTAATGATTCTGCCGTCTTTGCCAGTAGGTGCGGACGGCGTTTTCACGCATTCAAATCAGACTGGTTCCAGCATCCTCCATGCACTGAAGAGCAGGCGGAATGGATAATTCAGTGTTACCGCAGGCGCGGATACGAGGTTAAGAAAGCTCTTAGCCTCGACTACCGTCACTGGATAATCTCAGTCAGACTCCCTTACTCCGAACGCCCACCGCGTTCATCCCGCACATACCAGCAACGCATCTGGAGGTAACGTGCGGGTATTACTTCGACCTGTTCCGGTACCGGAACTTGGGCTGGTGGTGCTAAAACCGGGCCGTGAATCCATGCAGGTATTTCATAACCCTCGAGTTCTGGTGGAGCCGGAACCGAAAAGCATGCGCGGTCTGCCGTCCGGAGTCGTTCCTGCTGTTCGCCAGCCGCTGGCGGAGGATAAATCATTACTGCCATTTTTCAGCGATGAGCGGGTGATTCGTGCTGCTGGTGGTGCTGGGGCACTGTCTGACTGGCTGTTGCGTCATGTCAAATCCTGCCAGTGGCCACACGGCGATTATCATCACAGCGAAACCGTTATTCACCGATATGGTACCGGCGCAATGGTGTTGTGCTGGCACTGCGACAACCAGCTGCGTGACCAGACCTCCGAATCACTCGGGCAACTTGCTCACCAAAATTTGTCAGCATGGATGATTGACGTCATACGCCATGTAATGAATGGCGCGCAGGAGCGTGAATTATCGCTGGCTGAATTATCCTGGTGGGCAACCATAAATAACGTAGCGGACGCACTACCGGAGACGGTGTTACGTCGTTCGCTGGGATTACGCGCGGAAAAAATTCGCTCAGTATACCGCGAGAGCGACATCGTGCCGGGAGAGCAGACCGCCACCAGCATGCTGAAGCAGCGCACAAAAAATATTGCGCTACTGCCTCACGCCCACCAGCAAAACCCGCCACAGGAAAAGACGGTGGTAAGCATTGCCGTTGATCCGGAGTCACCGGCTCAGTATCTCCAGCGCCAGAAACCACGACGGGAAGAGATGCCTGTATACACGCGTTGGGTAAAAACGCAGAAATGCATGACGTGTGGTAATCAGGCAGATGATCCGCATCACATCATTGGTCATGGACTGGGAGGGATGGGAACAAAGGCTGATGATTTGTTTGTTATTCCGCTGTGCCGTAAATGCCATAGCGAACTACACGCCGGGGTAAAAGATTTTGAAGAAAAACACGGCAGCCAGCTGTTGTTGCTGATTCGTTTTTTAATGCACGCGAGAAATTCGGGTGTCCTGAAGTGGAAAGCATGAATGACTGAACGCATAGAATTTGTTTTGCCTTACCCGCCAACGGTGAACACTTACTGGCGACGTCGTGGCAGCACATATTTTGTATCAAAAGCCGGTGAGCGTTATCGCCGTGATGTGGCGCTTATTGTTCGCCAGCAGCGACTGAAATTAAACCTGTCCGGACGGCTGGTGATAAAGATTATTGCAGAGCCACCGGATAAACGTCGTCGTGACCTGGACAATATCCTGAAAGCACCACTGGATGCGCTGACGCATGCCGGACTTCTCATAGACGACGAGCAGTTTGATGAAATCAATATTGTGCGCGGTCAGCTCGTTCCTGGTGGGCGGCTGGGGATAAAAATCACAGAACTGGAGTGCGCATGAATAACCAGTATTTACAGTTTGTGCGTGAGCAGCTCATTATCGCCACCGCTGATTTGAGTGGGGCAACAAAAGGTCAGCTTGAAGCCTGGCAAGAGAATGCCATGTTCGATACAGGGCGTTACAGGCGTAAAAAAATCCGGTACCGCGATGAAGTGACTGGAAAAATGATAACGCGGGATAATCCACCAATCCCGGGAAAGCAATCGCTGGCGAAAGGTTCATCAATTGCCCTGGTCAGTCCGGTTGAGTTTTCGACATCATCATGGCGACGCGCCGTTCTGTCTCTTGAAGAGCATCAGAAGGCGTGGGTGCTGTGGGTATACAGTGAAAATCCGAGTTGGGATTATCAGGTGGTCATTGCGAAATGGGCGTGGGATAAGTTTCAGGTGCATTTTGGCACCAGAAAAATTACAGGGAAAACGCTTGAGCGTCTGAAGAAATTAATCTGGCTGGCGGCGCAGGATGTCAGGGGGAGGATTACTGGGCGTGACGTCTACCAGCGACAGGAACTTGCCAGACTGTGTGGAGTTAAGCCTGACAACTGGAGCCATAATTATGCGAACTACTGGCGTGAGATGTGCGACATTTTTAAGAAACTCGATACAGAATCCTTGATTTGCACCGTGAAAATGAGATCGCAACAAAAAGCGACCTTTTCACGACGAGATATTGCAAAAGTCAATTAAATCGCATACATTTTATGTAAATGTGATATTTTGCCGTATAGTGTGTAAACCCGCTTAAATGCGGGTTTTTTGCTTAACTCTGTGGACCTTTTTATCTGTAGTTGTAAGATATGGATATTCTTACAATTTAGGTCGGTGAGCTTAATGGAAGAACAGCACGGTAATTACTTTATAAAACGAATTCAGTTGATTGGAAGGGGTGCATTTGGCTTTGTTGAACACGTTAAGGTTTACAACCTCAACAAGGGTGAATGTGGGGATTATGCTAGAAAGGTTTTAGCCCCCGAAAAACCAGAGCTTTTGGCGCAAATAGAGCAGTTTAGAAGGCGTTTTAAAAGGGAGGTCGTGTATCAATCACATTGCGTACATAGCAATATTGTTCCTATTTATTTGTGCGATTTGTTTGCCGAGAATCCATGGTTCATTATGGATAAAGCAGAATGTGATCTTGAGCACGAAATAACGAACAACCTTCTTACAACAGATCAAAAAATTTCAATAGTGAAAATGGTATTAGATGGTGTAGCTCACATCCATGCGAAAGGCTATTTACACAGAGATATAAAACCATTTAATGTCTTGCGATTTAGCGACGGAACATACAAGGTGTCTGATTTTGGTCTGGTAAAAGATACAAATCCCGAAGGGGATACCACTAAATTGACCGAGATCGGTACCCGTATGGGAAGTACAAGATATATGGCTCCCGAGATTTTATATAATGCCGAGTATTCAGTTAAGACTGATGTTTATGCGGTGGGGCGGTTAATTGAGGACTTAAATTTAGATGATAAAAAAATAAAGCCTATCATAGCGAAGTGTACCAGGATGGATAAAGATGATAGATATCAGACAATAGATGATGTGGCGTTTGATTTTGTGCATTCTTTTTTAAGGAGTGAGTCATGATTCAGCTGATAGCGACTTCATCATTCTCGTATCCAAAAGAACCAGGTAGGGTCAACGAAGATTCATTGCTTCCTCCCAAAATTGTAGGGGATGGCATCTTATTTGCCGTAGCTGATGGTGTAGGTTCATACACTGGTGCCAGTCAGGCTTCATCAATGGCAATTGCTGAACTTTCAGCATTGACAAGCTTATCTTTTGACACAGTTCCGGATGTATTTGATGAAGTTAAGCGAAAGGTTATGTCGTTAGCTGATGTTAATGATGAGTTCGATAAAGCTGCTACTACACTTACGTTTTGTTATGTTTGTGATAGCGGAATTATTATTGGTCATATTGGTGATTGTCGTTTGTATTGCATTGGAGAGAAGAAAGCATACCAATTGACGAAGGACGATACCAGGCATCAGATGCTAATTGATCAGAATATTTTTAAACCCAGAGATTTGAAGGATAAACCGGGCAAAAATATCTTAACGACGGCGATAGCCTCAAATGTTGATATGGAATACGACTGTGATTTTATCACATGGAAAGATTTACCTAGTATTAACGGGGTATATCATCTGTGTATCATGTCTGATGGGGTTCATAACGTTTGGGAAAAACGCCCCAGATTTACATCAAATACGATGAGTAATAGTCAGAAGTTTTCTAATGGCATTTTGCGTCGTATAGAGAGAGCCGGACCTGATGATGACTTTTCTTTAGTAAGTATAATGGTGCGTGTGACGTCAGATTAGTTGTATAAACTCAGTAGGGAATGCTAATTTCACATACAACATAGTTAAAGAAAACTTAATTTTAATGTAAAAAGGCTGCCCTCAGGCGGTCTTTTTATGCTCGAAAATTGATGCAGTACGTTAAACGCGCTGGTGGTTGCGAATACCGGTCTTTCAGCTTGCTGGCTTTTTAGACAAGAGTTATTGGTATGTCACGTTAACCAGAAAAGGGAAAAAGACATGCTAAAACAGCAGGATATGACCGAAACCGCCAGAGTGGTGTTTAATGAATTAAGCGTCACCGAACCGGCGACCGTCGGGGAAATTGCGCAGAATACTTACCTTTCACGCGAACGCTGCCAGTTAATCCTGACCCAGCTTGTTATGGCGGGTCTGGCAGATTATCAGTTCGGTTGTTACAGACGCCTTCTGCAGTGAAGGCTTTTTAATTTGTGGTAATGGGCGGCTGGTGGGTGTTAGCGGCACCTGCCAGCCATCTGCTCATGCGTTGGGGTCACAAGCAAACCTCAGGCCCATCTGCTTTGCGCAAAAGCAGTATGAGCCTATCAGAGAAGTGCTTATTGATCTATGACTAATACTGTAAAAATATCCAGTTGTGAGTTAATCAACGCTGATTGCCTGAAATTTATCCAGACCTTACCGGAAAACTCTGTCGATCTGATAGTCACAGACCCGCCATACTTTAAAGTGAAGCCCGAGGGCTGGGATAACCAGTGGGAGGGCGACGATGATTACCTGAAATGGCTGGACCAGTGTCTGGCGCAGTTCTGGCGGGTACTGAAGCCTGCCGGAAGTCTTTACCTGTTCTGTGGTCATCGCCTGGCATCTGACACCGAAATCATGATGCGTGAGCGCTTTAATGTGCTGAACCACATTATCTGGGCGAAGCCGTCCGGACGCTGGAACGGGTGCAATAAGGAAAGTCTGCGGGCGTATTTTCCGGCAACAGAGCGCATTCTGTTTGCAGAACATTATCAGGGACCGTATCGCCCGAAAGATGATGGCTATGTGGCACAGGGGCGCGAGCTAAAACAGCACGTCATGGCCCCGCTGATTTCTTACTTTCGTGATGCGCGTAAATCACTGGGAATAACGTCAAAACAGATAGCGGAAGCCACCGGAAAGAAAAACATGGCTTCGCACTGGTTTGGTACCAGTCAGTGGCAGTTACCGAACGAGGGTGATTACAACAAATTGCAGGCGTTGTTTGCGCGTGTTGCGGCAGAAAAACATCAGCGCGGGGAACTGGAAAAACCACACCACCAGCTGGTCAGCACATACAGTGAGCTGAACCGGCAGTATACGGAATTGCTGAGTGAATATAAAAATTTGCGGCGGTATTTCGGTGTGACGGCGCAGGTTCCGTACACCGATGTCTGGACGCATAAACCGGTGCAGTACTATCCAGGGAAACATCCGTGCGAAAAACCGGCAGAAATGCTGCAGCAGATAATCAACGCGAGCAGTCGTCCGGGAGACCTGGTTGCAGATTTTTTTATGGGTTCAGGTTCAACGGTAAAAGCGGCGATGGCACTGGGGCGTTGTGCGATTGGTGTTGAGCTGGAGACAGGACGTTTTGAACAGACAGTCAGGGAAGTTCAGGATTTAATCGTTTGAAACGGATGAGATTGCAGAATTAATTACGCACCATTATTATTCTGCTCCCGGCCCTTTAGCTCAGTGGTGAGAGCGAGCGACTCATAATCGCCAGGTCGCTGGTTCAAATCCAGCAAGGGCCACCAACCGTCACCAGTTCATCAGGAAAGAGCGTCAACCCTTTAAGTTGAGTGTGCGAGGTTCGAGTCCCCGGTGGCGGTCCAGTGCCGACTTAGCTCAGCAGGCAGAGCAACTGACTTGTAATCAGTAGGTCACCAGTTCGATTCCGGTAGTCGGCACCATATGCGGGTATCGTATAATGGCTATTACCTCAGCCTTCCAAGCTGATGATGCGGGTTCGATTCCCGCTACCCGCTCCAGCATTTGCAACAAGCCTTATTGTATTGCGGCACTGGTGTATTTTTTATTACGTGGGAGCAGGTTGTTTTGAAAAAGCATTCTGTTCTCTGGCTATAATTTGAGGCCAGGTGTAGCCTCAGTGCTGATTTTTTTACGACAGCAGAATGGTGCATTATCGGTGGAGATTTTGTATTTCCTGGCAGGGTCGGTGATGCATCATTCCGATGTTGTAAGCATCGCTCAGAATAACGTTGAGATTAATCGCGTACTAAGCAAAACCTGGAAATACATCCTTAACCGCCGCACCAGGCGGTTTTTTTTATTCATTTTTTTTTCATGGCTCGCTACGGCGGGCCTTTTTCATATCCTCGCCACACCCGGCGCATATCACATCAAATAACGCCGCGCAAAAGGCATCTGCGGGTGCCTTTGACGGGGTGTTTTTACGGGCCGCTGGCGGCCCTTTTTTATTTACAGGAGAAAAACGTATGTCTGAACCCTTATCCGGTTCCGGCACGGCTGCGGCGCTCGGTGGGGCGACGGTGTACGGGCTGTTTACCGGAACGGATTTCGGGATTGTGTTTGGTGCGTTCGCCGGGGCGTTATTTGTGGCAACGATGCCGCAGGCGCTTTCAGTCTGGCGTGTGGTGGCGCATTTTCTGGTGTCGTTTATTGTCGGCGTGCTGGGAGCGCGTGTGCTGTCAGCCTGGATTGCATCAAAAACAGGGTATGACGGTACATCGGCAGATGCGCTGTGTGCGGTGCTGGTATCGGTGGTGTCGGTGAAGGTTCTGTCGTTCATCCACCAGCAGGATATTGCATCGCTGGTGTCCGGTGTGTTCTCCCGCCTGCGGGGCGGAGGTGGCGGCAATGTTAAGTAACCTTCCCGGATTGCTGAATGTGGCGTTATGCACGGTTATCGTGCTGACGCTCTTTTTTTATCGTCGTCGCGATTCCAGACATAAGCCGCTGATGTCATGGCTGGCCTGGCTGCTGATGCTGCTGTATGCCTTTGCACCACTCAGTTATCTGTGCGGTCGCCCGTTAGCGGCGAACTGGCTGGCGGTGGGGCTTAATCTGCTGTTCTGCGTGCTGGTGATACGTGCACGCGGGAACGTTTCAAAAATCCTTTCATTACGGAGGTGAGTATGCCCGGTAAATTCAGATTCAGTCGTCGAAGTGAGAAAAATCTGGAGGGCGTCAAACCACAGCTGGTTGCTGTTGTTCGCCGTGCGCTGGAGCTGACGGAGGTTGACTTCGGTATTACGGAAGGCCTGCGCAGTAAGTATCGCCAGAAGCAGCTGGTCGCGGAAGGGAAAAGCCAGACCATGAACAGCCGCCACCTGACCGGTGATGCGGTGGATGTTGTGGCCTACATTGGTAGCCAGGTGTCATGGGACTGGCCTCTGTACGAGAAAATCGCGCAGGCATTTAAGCAGGCTGCCGCAGAGCTGGGAACTGCCATCGAATGGGGCGGGGACTGGAAAACACTGAAAGACGGGCCTCACTTTCAGTTGAAGCGCTAATAACCAGGTGGTTTATGAGCCGAAAACACTGGACACACAGAATGCCGCGAACGGCGGCGAAATGGGCACTGGTAGCGATACTGGTGCCTTTTTTCCTGGTGGGATGCGTTAGCCTGGATAAGGTGCGCCAGCTTTTCGATACGGCCTCGCAGGTCTGCGAAATTGTCGAAAGTGCCAGGCAGTGTATGCAGAACTGATCGCCTGTAAGAGCAGAATATTGTTGAATCTAAATTTACTTTGAACAGTGGCCCGGATGGAAAGGGCATCTAAATAGGAGCAGAAAAATGTTAACTGTAAAAGTCATGTCTCAAAATGGTGGGGAAGAGCTCCATTGCGGGCGTAGCATTGGCTATCATCCAGAGCAGCGGAGTATTGCCGTATCGGGAAAGGATGGGAAAGTCATTCTGAAAGATGGAGATATTGCTTATGTAATGAACCAAAACGCTCAAATAATATCTGTTTATCGGCCCAATAATAGTCAGAAAAACATTTGAATTTCGCAAGTCCAAAGTTCAGTGGTGATCGTTATCAACTAATTGAAATAACAAGCTTATGTTTGTGTAATTGGTGATATAGCATGTTAATGCTGAATATCAGCGTCAACATGGAGTTATACAATGGTTTTTAAACACTATTACGTGAACAAAAATGCTCAGAGCAATGGCGATCATGAGGTGCATGCTGAGGAATGTTCATATCTTCCTGCTGTAGCTAACCGCGATTACCTTGGTTACTATAGTGATTGTTCTTCGGCGGTAACAGAGGCAAAGGCCAAAGGATATTCCCGGGTGAATGGTTGCTATTGGTGTGCCAATAAGTGCCACACGTCTTAATCAATTGTCAATAAACCATAAAGGCCGCTCTGCGGCCTTTTTCATGTTAAAAAAGATTGCGGCATTACAGCAGCCCTTCACACTGAGTGGCTGCGATAATGTGAGAAATAAAAAACCGGCAGGGGAAATCCATTGAAGATTTGCCGGTGGCAAAAAGATGGCCATGCTTTCAACCTTAGTCGCAGGGTTACGGAGTGCAACTACGAATGCTGCCGGTATATGGCTGAATGGCGTTTCAATGATGTACGTCATCTTATCTGTAAATGTTAATGATAAAAGCTCTCATTTGTGCGGGTCCTTCCGGTGGGGTGGCCTGCCACGGGGCGGAAGGCGCGCGGGTTTTCGCTATTTATGAAAATTTTCCGGGGAAAATCATGTCGGTACTTCTCGAACATAACTATTTGTTTTTTCTAATATCGAATCCGTAAAAGGTCCGACATGAAAACGCCTAAAAAAGTCATTTTCGGGCACTTTCATGTCGGACCCTGTGTTTGTTGTGAGACTGTTTCATGAAGGTTAATAAAAAGAAACTTGCCGAAATTTTCAACGTGGATCCGCGAACGATTGAACGCTGGCAGTCTCAGGGACTCCCTTGCGTCTCCGGAGGTGGTAAGGGCGTTGAATCTGTATTTGATACCTCCATGGCAATTCAGTGGTATGCACAGAGGGAGGCTGATATCGAAAATGAAAAACTCCGTAAAGAGGTTGAGGATTACAGAGCTGCCAGTGAGGCAGATCTCCAGCCTGGGACTATTGAGTACGAACGCCATCGACTTACGCGTGCGCAGGCCGACGCACAGGAGCTGAAGAATGCCAGAGACTCCGCAGAAGTGGTGGAAACCGCATTCTGTACTTTCGTGCTGTCACGGATCGCAGGTGAAATTGCCAGTATTCTTGACGGGATCCCTCTCTCGGTACAGCGGCGTTTTCCGGAACTGGAAAACCGACATGTTGATTTCCTGAAACGGGATATCATCAAAGCCATGAACAAAGCAGCCGCGCTGGATGAACTGATATGGCTTACAGCCGTGTTTCGACTTTCTCCGGGGATTATCTCCGCGTAACTGACAACAAGGGGAAAACGCACGACGTGCTGACCGGAAGTGATGACGGTCGCCACAGCAACACGTCTCTGGCGTGGGGGGCTGGCGTGCAGTTTAACCCGACCGAATCCGTGGCCATTGATATTGCTTATGAAGGCTCCGGCAGTGGTGACTGGCGCACTGACGGTTTCATCGTGGGTGTCAGTTATAAATTCTGATTAGCCAGGTAACACAGTGTTATGACAGCCCGCCGGTTCAGGCGGGCTTTTTTGTGGGGTGAATATGGCAGTAAAGATTTCAGGTGTACTGAAAGACGGCACAGGAAAACCGGTACAGAACTGCACAATCCAGCTGAAAGCAAAACGTAACAGCACCACGGTGGTGGTGAACACACTGGCCTCAGAAAATCCGGATGAAGCCGGGCGTTACAGCATGGACGTTGAGTACGGTCAGTACAGCGTTATTCTGTTGGTGGAAGGCTTCCCGCCGTCACATGCCGGGACCATCACCGTGTATGAAGATTCCCGACCCGGTACGCTGAATGATTTTCTCGGTGCCATGACGGAGGATGATGCCCGTCCTGAGGCACTGCGCCGTTTTGAACTGATGGTGGAAGAGGTGGCGCGTAACGCGTCCGCGGTGGCACAGAACACGGCAGCCGCGAAGAAGTCAGCCAGCGATGCCGGCACATCAGCCCGTGAGGCGGCAACCCATGCGACTGATGCTGCAGGCTCAGCACGCGCAGCCAGCACGTCAGCCGGACAGGCCGCGTCGTCGGCTCAGTCAGCGTCTTCCAGCGCAGGAACGGCATCAACAAAGGCTACTGAAGCATCAAAAAGTGCTGCTGCTGCAGAGTCCTCAAAAAGCGCGGCAGCTACCAGTGCCAGTGCCGCGAAAACGTCAGAAACGAATGCGGCAGCGTCACAAAAATCTGCAGCCACTTCTGCATCCGCCGCGACCACAAAGGCGTCAGAAGCTGCCACCTCAGCCCGGGATGCGGCGGCCTCAAAAGAGGCAGCGAAATCATCAGAAACGAACGCATCATCAAGCGCCAGTAGTGCAGCTTCCTCGGCAACGGCGGCAGGAAATTCCGCGAAGGCGGCAAAGACGTCCGAGACGAACGCCAGGTCTTCTGAAACGGCAGCGGGACAGAGTGCCTCAGCTGCGGCAGGCTCAAAAACAGCGGCTGCGTCGTCTGCCAGCGCCGCGTCAACAAGTGCCGGGCAGGCCTCAGCCAGTGCCACCGCCGCCGGAAAATCGGCAGAAAGCGCCGCATCATCCGCTTCAACAGCCACAACGAAGGCTGGCGAAGCCACTGAGCAGGCCAGCGCAGCAGCGAGGTCTGCTTCTGCAGCAAAAACCTCTGAAACAAATGCAAAGACTTCAGCAGACAATGCTGCTTCCTCTAAGGCGGCAGCCGCATCGTCCGCTGGTTCAGCGGCGTCATCGGCATCATCTGCGTCTGCTTCAAAAGATGAGGCGACCAGACAAGCGTCAGCAGCGAAAGGTAGTGCCACGACAGCAACAACGAAAGCATTAGAGGCGGCAGGCAGTGCGACGGCTGCATCTCAGAGCAAAGTTGCTGCTGAATCCGCGGCAACGCGCGCCGAGACAGCGGCAAAACGGGCAGAGGATATTGCATCCGCCGTGGCGCTTGAGGATGCGAGCACGACGAAAAAGGGGATAGTCCAGCTCAGCAGTGCGACCAACAGTACGTCTGAAACGCTGGCGGCAACGCCAAAGGCAGTAAAATCAGCCTATGACAATGCAGAGAAACGTCTGCAGAAAGACCAGAACGGCGCTGATATACCCGATAAGGGACGCTTCCTGAACAACATTAACGCGGTCAGTAAAACAGACTTTGCTGATAAGCGTGGTATGCGTTATGTGCGGGTTAACGCTCCTGCAGGTGCAACATCTGGAAAATATTACCCTGTTGTTGTTATGCGTTCTGCTGGCTCAGTAAGCGAACTGGCATCAAGGGTCATTATCACCACGGCAACGCGAACCGCAGGCGATCCGATGAATAACTGCGAGTTTAACGGATTTGTTATGCCTGGTGGCTGGACTGACAGGGGGCGTTATGCTTATGGAATGTTCTGGCAATATCAAAACAATGAACGAGCCATCCACTCAATAATGATGAGTAATAAGGGCGATGATTTGCGCTCTGTGTTCTATGTTGATGGCGCTGCTTTCCCTGTTTTTGCGTTTATCGAAGATGGCCTGTCAATATCCGCACCTGGTGCTGATCTCGTTGTTAATGATACGACCTATAAGTTTGGTGCAACAAATCCAGCGACTGAATGTATCGCGGCGGACGTTATCCTTGATTTTAAGAGTGGGCGTGGTTTTTATGAGTCCCATTCGTTAATCGTTAACGATAACTTGTCGTGCAAAAAACTTTTTGCCACAGACGAAATTGTAGCGCGTGGTGGTAATCAGATTCGAATGATAGGTGGGGAGTATGGTGCATTATGGCGTAATGATGGCGCTAAAACTTACCTGCTGCTTACCAATCAAGGTGATGTTTATGGTGGCTGGAATACATTAAGACCGTTTGCTATTAATAACGCAACCGGCGAACTGGTTATTGGAACCAAACTGTCCGCAAGTCTGAACGGTAATGCATTAACAGCAACAAAGCTGCAAACGCCAAGACTGGTTTCTGGTGTTGAGTTTGATGGTTCCAGAGATATTACTTTAACCGCTGCGCATGTGGCTGCTTTTGCCAGAAGGGCAACGGATACATATGCCGATGCGGATGGTGGCGTTCCCTGGAATGCCGAATCAGGCGCTTACAATGTCACCCGCTCTGGCGACACCTATATTCTGGTTAACTTCTATACCGGAGTCGGAAGTTGCCGGACCCTGCAGATGAAGGCGCATTACAGAAATGGTGGTCTGTTCTACCGTTCCTCAAGAGATGGCTATGGTTTTGAGGAAGACTGGGCAGAAGTTTATACCTCGAAAAATCTTCCACCAGAAAGCTACCCAGTCGGCGCACCAATCCCGTGGCCATCAGATACCGTTCCGTCTGGTTATGCCCTGATGCAGGGGCAGACTTTTGACAAATCTGCTTACCCGAAACTTGCAGCCGCTTATCCGTCAGGTGTGATCCCTGATATGCGTGGCTGGACGATTAAGGGCAAACCTGCCAGTGGTCGGGCCGTATTGTCTCAGGAACAGGACGGCATTAAATCGCACACCCACAGCGCCAGCGCATCCAGTACGGATTTGGGGACGAAAACCACATCGTCGTTTGATTACGGCACTAAATCCACGAATAACACCGGGGCGCATACGCACAGTCTGAGTGGCTCTACGGGGTCTGCCGGTGTTCATACTCATGGTAATGGTATTCGTTGGCCAGGAGGCGGCGGTTCTGCGTTATCATTTTATGATGGCGGTGGGTTCACTTATGTCCAGAATTCACAGTATCAAGTAAGCCCGGAGACTTCTTCCTATAGATCGTATTATCAACGTATTCAGACACAGTCAGCAGGTGCTCATACCCACTCGCTGTCTGGTACTGCAGCAAGTTCTGGCGCACATGCACATACTGTAGGTATTGGTGCGCATACGCACTCCGTTGCGATTGGTTCACATGGACACACCATCACCGTTAACGCTGCGGGTAACGCGGAAAACACCGTCAAAAACATCGCATTTAACTATATTGTGAGGCTTGCATAATGGCATTCAGAATGAGTGAACAAGCACGGACCATAAAAATTTATAATCTGCTGGCCGGAACTAATGAATTTATTGGTGAAGGTGACGCATATATTCCGCCTCATACAGGTCTGCCAGCAAACAGTACCGATATTGCACCACCAGATATTCCTGCTGGCTTTGTGGCTGTTTTCAACAGTGATGAGGCATCGTGGCATCTCGTTGAAGACCATCGGGGTAAAACGGTTTATGACGTAGCGTCAGGGGACGAGTTATTTATTTCTGAACTCGGTCCGTTACCGGAAAATGTTACCTGGTTATCGCCGGAAGGGGAGTTTCAGAAGTGGAACGGCACAGCCTGGGTGAAGGATACGGAAGCAGAAAAACTGTTCCGGATCCGGGAGGCGGAAGAAACAAAAAACAACCTGATGCAGGTAGCCAGTGAGCATATTGCGCCGCTTCAGGATGCTGCAGATCTGGAAATTGCAACGGAGGAAGAAACCTCATTGCTGGAAGCCTGGAAAAAGTATCGGGTGTTGCTGAACCGTGTTGATACATCAACTGCACCTGATATTGAGTGGCCTACGAACCCTGTCAGGGAGTAATCATTGGGATTATGCCGCAGCACGTCTTAAGCAAGAACGTGCTGCGGTTGGATGCTATTTTTTCCCTGAAGCGGAAAACATTACTACAGTACCTTGAACCTTGGTTTTAACATTCTCGAAATGCTCTGAGAGTATATGTGTTAAGCCTTCTTCGGAATCTTTTGTGTTTGAAAAGATGCCTTTCTGATTGTAAATGCGCATCAGTTTTTGACCGAAGCTATTGTGCACAACTCCATCGCCAAGAATTGTGGCTCCGTATAGAGTTCCATCGTCAGTTAAGGCCTGCGCCGCATTGCGTATTACACAGCTTTTTGTAGATATATTTCCAGGCAGGCAGTGAAGAAGGTAAAACATGGAAATGGAATCAAATTGACCATGTAACGCCGCGGGATAAGGTTCAAAAACATCATGGCTAATTTTATGTTTAATTTTTGATTCCCCAGCCCTTGTCGATGCCGCGTTCAGGCTAGCTTCGTTCAAATCCATTAAAGATATCAGACTACTCTCAGGTACGTGGGTAAGGTAAAACCCAGTTCCAACACCAATATCCAGATGGTTGTTACCTACATGTTCCAGAAAGTGTGGAAGAAGGTGTTCCTTTGTAGGACATCCCCATGCAAGCCGATTTGATACTCCCAAAACCCACCAGTCATAAAGCTTTAGGGTAAGTGGTGTGTAAATTTTAGCCCCATCATCTGTGTTTTTTTTCATTGATTTCACCATGTTATAGTTTTATTTGTGAATTAAATCAATTATGGCGATGAATTACAAGGGGTTAAATGCTGCCGCAGCATAGCGATATTGAAATAGCCTGGTATGCTTCGATACAGCAGGAGCCGAATGGCTGGAAGACCGTCACCACACAGTTCTACATCCAGGAATTCAGTGAGTATATTGCGCCACTGCAGGATGCTGTAGATCTGGAAATCGCAACGGAGGAAGAAAGATCGTTGCTGGAGGCATGGAATAAATATCGGGTATTGTTGAATCGTGTTGATACATCAACTGCACCTGATATTGAGTGGCCGACTTCACCTGCAGAGTAA